TGTCAATTTTGCTTGCTGTTTTGTCTCATGTTTTTGGTGTGTGGTTTTTGCTGTTTTTTTGTGTTGTTCGGTGTGTCGTGTTTTGTGGTGTGGTATTATGTAGTTATCAGCCAAGGATATGGAAAGGATGGTGGTTGATATGACTGGTATTTCTGTTCGTTTTGAGACCCGTGAGCTGGACGGTAGAGAGGTTCTTGTCTTGCGTTATCGTCTAAGGAGGTTTGTGGTTGTAAAATTCTTCACTGAAACGTATGACCCTTGTACTGGCGAGGTTTGTTCGGCTATGGACAATATGGTGGGCTTTGTTTATCGCCTCATGGGGCTTGTTTCTGAGCATCCTGAGCGTTTTTATGACAAGGGAATGGTGGTGAGATGATAGCAAATGATGAGGTTGTGGCCGTGTTCCCATCCAAGTTTGAGAATGGTGACGTGCGGCTAGTGTATTGCCCTCATAATCGGACGTATGAACTGCGGTATGCGGTGCAGTCTCAGGATGGCGACGGGCGTCGTTTGGTTTGGTCGGCTGTGGCGTTTGATGCGTGTGATTACGTTCAAGTGGCTCACATGCTGGTCGATGCGAGGGCGTTGGCTGATACGTTGTTGTTGGAGAGGTGTTGATTATGAAAAGCATTGATGACCGTAGCATTGAATTGCGTTATAAGGTGGTGGAATCATGAGAATGAAAATGAATTATTATTTTAATGATAACGTTATTGTGAATCTGTTTAATAGTCTATTACCTGACAACTATTTTATTTATCCAACGGCCGGCCGTGATGTAAGAGATAATTTCTCAAATGAGCTGGAGTGGTTCATTCCTGTCAGATTTTGCAGGAAACACAAGGGTGTTATGAAGTATATTGATGGCAATATTCATGCTTCGTTGTACATTCATAACAAGTCTATCGAACTCAGATGGATGACGTTGAATATTGACCCATTCCAGTGGAAGGGCGAAGGGGACCCCTACGACATTGACGTGAGATTCACCAGTTACCGTGATGTTGATTCGCTCAAGCGTGCTGTGTCGTATGAGGCAAAGTGTTTGGCAAAAGGTTGTCCTACTGTGACTATGAAAGCGAAGGATATAGAAAATGAAAAGCAATGATGGCCGCACAAATTGGTTTGATGACGGTGTTTTGGACGATGACCGTGTGCGCCGTGTCATTCGGGGCCGTCGGCGTAACCTGCACTTGCGCGAATACAATCGTGGTGAGGGCGATTGGGAGACGTTTTGCCGTAGTGTAGCACTGCTCAAGGACTTTTATAAGCCTCAGGGTGGTCAGGTGGCGTTTGCCGACAGCATCGAACACGCGGCGAACATTTGTCTAAGCATCTCGCCAAGTTCATCAATGTACGCCGCATTATCGCGAACGCAGGGCATTGAAATGTTGTCCGGGCTTATCTACTGTCCGGCAATGGTGGTGTGGTGCGCGGTCTGTCATGTCAAAAGCGCGTCATGCTATGAGATGTGCAGGACTTGGGAGGGTGATGAGTTCGCTCAGACTATCATCAAAATCGCGTGCCTCCGTTTTGACAATCTGACCGATGCACGATATACTGATGAAGACGTTGCAAGAATGTCACAGCAACAGCAACGTTGAAATAAGGCGGTATGATTATGGCATATATCAAGCGAGCCAAGCATTATAGTATTGTGCGCGGTGTCACGCGCGGCGAAAACGGGGAACTAGTGGACGCCGAAGTGGTCGTGGATGGCGCGTGCCGCACGCCTGACATGGCTATGAAAAAAGCCCGCAAGATCAACAAGGACATGCTCCCCATGTCCGCCGAGTATCATGCGCAGGCAACGCGCATGAACGAGGCAATCTATTGGGCTAATTGTGAGTTTGGAGATGACACCATTATCGACTATCCGGGGTCGGTTAACGGCAGCGTGGTTGAAGATGATATTATCTCCGAGGAAGAATAATTACCAACCCCTATAAGGAAAGGCAACAATAATCATGGCTGACAACGAACTGACCGTAGCAAACGGCAACAATTTTGCGGCAAACGGCGCTAACGCTGTATCCCACTTTTTCGACACCACTACTATGGACGGTAAAATGGCGCTGTATAACGCCATGCAAACCGCCGACAAGGTAGACGAACATCTTAATGAGCCATTGCATGTGACCAACGTACTGGCGCAGGCCATCGAGGTAGCCAATCAGGAGACGGGCGAAATCAACTCCTCTACCCGCGTGGTCATTCATGCAGAAGAGGGTGACTTCGCCGCCGCCTCCCCCACGTTGGCACACGCTTTTGGCAACCTGTTCGCCATTTTCGGCACACCGGACACATGGAAACAGCCGCTTGCCCTTAAGGTGGTGGAGAAGAAGAGTCGCCGCGGTTATAAGTTCTTCGACCTCGAACTAGTGTCGGAAAACAAGCGCAAGTAACGCGAATGTCTACATCATATGATAGCATAGTAACGTCCCTATAGGGATGTTGCCGCCAAACTCCCCCCCCGCCGTTTCCATCCTTGCGGCGGGGGGTGTTTTTACACTCATAAAAAAAAAGGGGGGGGCTGTGGCTAAACGTAAAAGCAACCGACGCGCCAACAATCTGAAACGCAACGCCGCCATCAGGTCGGCGCAGGTACGCCGAGAACAAGCGGTCAGGGACTATAGCACCGGACACCTCCCCAAGCAAATCACCGAAACGTTTCTCGGGAAGCTCAGCGCCCGACAGCTCGAACAGGTAGCACGCCGCATTGGACAGGAGTTCGGGGAGCAACAGCAGGCCTTGAGGGCGCGGGACAACGAGCCGTATCAGGTTGTCCCGGATGTGCATGTCACGAAACTTGATAGGGAGTTGGCGGCGCGTCCGTTGATTGCCGACGCGGAAATCGCCGCCGCCCCGTCGAAACGTCGGAAGACATTACGACAGCAACAGCGCCGCCGTATCGAGGCCCGGCGGAAAATCAAACGCGCCCAACAATTCGATGCGTTGAGTATGGCCAGTTACACGGTGGGCGAGATGCGTGAGATGGAACGCGCGGGAGAGTCGCCGTTTGACGTGTTGGGCACTCATACGGTCGGCGGTTCGGCGCGTGACGAACTCACGCGCAACCGGGCGAACGTGTTCGGCTCAGAACGTGGCATGAGTCACGCGCGTATGATGATACGAGAAGGGGGCAGGAGGAAACTTGAACGGGAGATACTTGAATACGCCGGGCTCATAGGTCGAGCGCCATTACGTGCAGGCACTGGACAGATTCCTACGCGCGAGGGTGTTACAGATTTTGATAGGGTTGAACAACAGCTAGAAGCATTCGATTCTAATATCGCCCAAAAATTCGCATCCCTGTCGAACCATCAAAAACTATGGCTGATAAGCAACACAAATTTTAGCGCCGTAGTACGTGAGGCCGCATGGTATAATGATAAGACACATAAATGGGAGACTAAAGCGGACGCGGGCGACGTAGAGACGCGACTTGATGAATGGATGGCCAGCGCGGCACGACACTAAAAAGGATGGACTTATGAAACAGCGTCGAACGGCGGCAACAGACGGCGCAACACTATTGACGGATGACGGCATGGAACCATTGACGGCGGCCGCCATCATCCGTCTCACCATGCTTGACCATCATACGAGAGTATGGTGCGCCCACGGATGGCAGGACATCAAGCCCATAGCCGCCGAACTGTTGAAACGACTCCCATTACAATCGAACCCGGCCAAGGACGGCGTGTGGGGCACGTTCAACATTCGAGGCCACTTCTACAGTTTTCGCGTGCGCATGGGCGGCACTACCGTGGATTTTGTGGACGTGCGTAATGTCACGCGTGACGATGGCTTGAATGTTTCACGTGAAACGTTTGGCGGCGTGGATGATTTGGAAACCACGTGGAATATCGCGCAGGAATGCGCCGCACTGCATCTCAAGGGCACTACGATAGCGTCTATGGCAATGACCGACTATATCGACGGGGATTACGCCGGATTCAAACGTCATTTTCCGCCATTGGATAGGGATGATTATCACCGGATGCGCCCCGCCTACTATGGGGCGATAGTATACAGCAAGCCGGGCGAATACCGGGATTGCCGAAGCTGGGACGCGAACAGCCTCTACCCGAGCATCATGCGAGATGCGCCCATGCCGGTAGGCTCCCCCATATGGTACGACGGGCAGTATCAACATGACCCTGATTATCCGCTCCATATCGATGTCATAGCGTTTGACGCAAGATTGAAAACGGGAAAAACGGCGACGCTCACCAATATCCTACCCGTATGGGGGTATGAGGGCGAACGCTTGGACAGTACGCTAGGCGTCGTAACCATGCCCGTCACGGATGTGGACTTGGAAACACTGACCGAAAACTACGACATCCACGTGTGGGAGCATGTCGGCGGCTGGAAGTTCCGCAAATCACACGGACTCTACTACACATACGTGGACAAATGGTTCCACGTGAAACAAGCCGCAACCGGGGAGCGCAGGCAGATGGCGAAACTGTTGCTGAACTCACTGGTGGGGAAATTCGGGGCCTCACTCTACCGGCCCATGTTGCACCCGAAACCATCGGCGGACGGGGGCGTGGACTTTACCGTGGACAAACCAGAGTCAGCCAATAGTCTGGCGTGGTTGCCGACCGCCGCATATGTCAACGCCTACGGACGTCAAATACTATCCCGCGCCATGAACGCGAACGCCGGGCGTGTACTCTACGCCGACACTGACGGCATGATACTGGAAGGGTTGGATGCACCCATTGACATCGAAACGGATGACCGGAAATTGGGCGCGTGGAAAAACGACCACACCTATGAGAGGCTCCGCATCCTCGGCAATCGCAAATATTGCGGCGTGGAGGTGAATGGCGACACGGTAATGCGTTTGAGCGGCGTACACCGTGCCGCCCCCATCCCCTATGATGAGTTTCTGCCAAGGTCACGCCATCTCAATGATGACGGCCATAGTTTCATGCTATAATAACTAACAGCGGGGTGTGCGTCCCAAGTCGATTCGATGGCCCGACCGTAAGGCAAGTCGGTAAGGCGATTCGGTCGGATGTAGACGTGCGTAGCCAACGCCCAGCGACGGCGAGGGAACCCGCACAGCCTAGCAAACCGGCATGACGGCGTGATTGCCGTCATGCCACTTACTTTAAGGGGTGATTATGGACGATACCGAAAACACCGAGCCGGACACCACGCCCGACACCGAACCGGACGCCAAGCCGACCGACGATAATACGCCGAACCCGGAGCCTGAAACGCAGGACAATGGCGAACCGGAAGACGCGGGCGACGATAAGGACGCCGACATGGCCAACCGGTTGAACGCCTTGGAAGCGACCGTGGCGGAACTCTCCAAAACCGTTCAGGCAATGCGTGACGCCGCCGCCGACCACGTGCTGAACGATGGCCCGGACGGCGACACGGAGCCGGACGCCACGGAAATGACCGACGATGACTACAACGGCACTTACAGTACATTCGATGACCTGTATGAAGACTGATAATCAGAAAGGAAAACCATCATGCCAACCACTCCAGTGGTGACGCCCAAACAGCAGTTGCGCCCGCTCACCGAATTCAATAACGCGCAGATTCTCAACATGATTCGCAACGAGGCGTCGCCTGAATATCAGCGGCGTATGCCTTCGGCCACTCAGATGAACATGGACAGGCAGATGGCCACCCTCATGTCGTCCACTCAGCTGAAGAACGAGTTTTATTCGGCGCTGGTCAACCGTATCGGCGGCACCTATGTGAACACGTGGCGTTGGAATAATCCGCTGAGCGTGTTCCAGCGTGCGTCTCAGGCGTATGGTGACACGTGGCAGGAAATCGCCGTGGGTATGCCGCTCGCACAGGTGTACGACCCGGACGCGGAATACTTGGGCGCGGATAATTTCCGCAAGTGGAAGATCGACGTGGATAGCCTCTATCACCGTCTTGACTTCGCCCACTTCTATCCCGCCACCACGGATGATAGGACGCTTCAGCGTGCGTTCACGTCCGAAAACGGTTTGGCCTCGCTCACCTCCCAGATTCTCACCTCCTGTTATAATGCGGCCGAGGTTGACTTGTTCGAGGCCCTGTGCCACCAGTTCGTCGAGTACGCGAAGCTGGGCGGATATTGGCGCGTCCACATGGGGCACGACCTCAACGACATGGGTTCGACGGAAACCGACGCCCGCGACATGTTGCGCCAGATTCGCGCATGGGCTGACACACTGAAATTTGTCAGCACCCGATACAATGCGCGTCACATGCCGACGTTCGCCCGCCCGGATGAACTCGTGTTGTTCTGCTCACCCGAAGTCAAGTCGGCGCTTGACGTGCAGGGTCTGGCTACGGTGTTCCAGCGTACGGACGCGGAACCGACCATCGACCGGATTATCGTAATCCCGCAGGACAGGTTCGGCATGGACGGCGTGCAAGCCATCCTGACCACTGATAAGTTCCTGATTGACATCCCTGTTATCACTGAGATGACCCAGCAGACCAATCCGGTGAACATCAATTCGGTCAACCATTATCTGCACGTCCAGCACATTATCTCGGTGTCCGGCTTCGCCCCCGCCGTCATGTTCTGGACTGGCACGGGTTCCGCTTCCAAGGTGGTGGCTCCTACCGGTACGACGGCCAAGACGCCGACCTTCCAGCTCAAACTCGCCATGTACGGCGGCGGCTCGACCAAGCCGGAAAACGTGGCGCGTGGCGGCGCGGTGCAGGTCACTGCGGATACATCCATCACCAATGACGATAAGGCCACGTTCCGTTCGGACGCGGTCGAGTACGCCATCGGTGACACCGTTAAGCCGCTGAGTGATTACACGTACATTTCCCCCACCGGCGTGCTGGTGGTCGGCCTCGACGAACCGAACACCACTATCCCGGTCACGGCCACCGCCCTGTACACGAACCCGGCGACGCCGGAGGTGCCGGGCACCGTGTCCGCCGCCCTGAACGTGACGGTGACCGGTGATGGCGTAATCGGATTCAACCCATCCATTATCGCATCCATTACCGTTGATGTCCCGGAGGTGACTACGGGCCATACGGCGCAGGCGACCGCCAAGGCGACCATGATTGACGGCCGAACCGCCGACGTCACCATGCAAGCCGCATGGACATCCGACACCACGGCCAACGCCACCGTGTCCGAGTCGGGCCTAGTGACGGGAGTCAAGCAAGGCTCGTCCAATATCACCGCCACATTGTTCGGCGTATCCGGAAAGAAGGCCGTGACAGTGACCTCGTGATATAATGGGAGGGTGGCCGGTTGGCTACCCTCTCTCACGGCGAGATGCAATACAAGGCCCGGAGCGCAATCCACGTGAGCGCTCCGGGCTTTATAATAAAAGGGAGTGTTTCACGTGAAACACTCCCTTATTTTTTTTATGAAAGGGATAATATGCTGAGTGATATCAACCCTAACGTCGAGGCGACGTTTAACTGGGCGCAATGGACGCCAAACACGTCGCTGAAACTCTGTAACGTGCCGTGGGATAGCAGTTACCGTGACCTAGCCCGGTTCGAGTCACCGCAGAAACAACAGGAATGGTTTGACCGACAGCCCGGTGTTGACAAGGTGCATGGAGTCATGCACATGTTCGGGCAACCCGTGCGCGTCGAACTGCCATTCAACGAGGCGTCCAACTACAACTATGTCGTGGTGTATAACGATTATCCCGACTTGGAGTCGCCGCGATATTGGTATTACTTTATCAACCACGTGGATTACGTCAATGCATACACTACTCAGCTCACCGTGCAGTTGGATGTTTGGCAGTCATTCCAGCATGTACTTAGGTTTGGGTCATGCTATGTGGTGCGAGGCCATATCGGCGTCGCCAACGAAAACCAGATGACCGATTATGGCCGCAGTTATCTCGCACTGCCCGAAGGGCTGGATACCGGTAGCGAAATGGTGACGGTAAACCAACAGTACAAGTCTCTTATCAGCATGGACGGGAAAAACCTGAATTACGGCGTAATAGTCGTGAGCACGGTAGATTTGTCAGCGGACGCGGGCAGTCAGGATAAACCGTCTCTCACTACTGCGGGCGGCTCCCTGTTTGAGAACATGGCAAATGGTGCTGAAATACTGTACTTTAAGGACATCCAGTCTATCCGAGTGTTTATGGGTGTTGGTTCTGCTTTTTCATGGATAACACAGGGTATTGTAAACATGTATATGATACCCTCTTTAGACGATGACTTTCTTAGCCAATCCGGCTATGTCGTGGATAAGCTATTCGGGAGAGCACTCCCCCCGGAATTAAATAATCGTATCTACCGTTTCCCCCAGTCGGCCACAAATGCGCCCAGCAGGTATGAAGACATTATTACCGTTAATGATTTTCGTGATAATTTTAATATCCCTGAACGTTATAAAAACCTTAAAAAACTCAAATGCTACCCCTATTCCACTGTCGAGTGCACTTGCCTGAACGGTACAAATATCACCTATAAGCCCGAAAATATCCAAAGCGATAATCTGGTTATCAGAGAGGTGCATAATTACGCACCCAATGGCGCGCGCTTGAACTTTTACCCGGTTGGATACAATAAGGCGGGCGCAAGCGAGATTGCTCCTCTTGATGAAAACAATGGGTTGCCCATTGATAGCGGAGAAATGTTGGACGCCGCGTTTGGTATCAGCAATTTCCCTCAATTTGCGATAGTCAACAATGGTGCTCAGTTGGCAATGGCAAACAGTGCCTACACTCGCGCCTATAATCAGCAGTCAGCTGACTGGACATACCAAAAAGCGCAGATGGGCATTAGTCAATCGCTTGCGGCCACGGCCATGCAAAACCAGTACAATACCCAAGCCAACAAACTCGCTATCGGCAACCGCAACGCCAATAACGCGATACAGGCGACCTCGCTTAATACCAGTCTGGACAACACGACGTATATCAACAATCAGCGAGCCGACCTCGCACAGCTTAATAACGTGGTGAACGGCGTGGTCGGAGTGGCAGGCAACGCCGCTTCAGGCAATGTCGGGGGCGCGGTATCGGCATTAGGCGGCGCGGTTATGAATGGGGTAAACACCGAAGCGAACCGCAGTATCAACAATACCGCCGCCCAACTTTCCACCGCCAATTCGCTGAGTACCAACGCGGCCACAACAAGTCAGGCCAACACGTACGGGTCTCAGACTACAGCGCTTTCGAACCAGTTGGCCCAAAATATGGCGGACATGAACGCGGATTACGCGCAACGTTCCGCGTTTGGCGACTACCAAAACACTATCGCCGGAATCAATGCGCAGGTCCAGCAAATGCAGTTGACGCCCCCCACCACGTCCGGTGCCATCGGCGGAGACGGATTCAATCTTGCAAACGGCATTGTCGGGGTGTTGGTTCGATTCAAGACGTGCGCACCCTCAGCCCTACGTAGCGTCGGAGAATACATGTTACGCTACGGGTATTTTGTCCAGCGTTTCATTACGCCGCCGCAATCGCTGGAATGTATGACCAAGTTCTCGTATTGGCAAATGCAAGAATGCTATGTGCGAGGTGATTTGCCCGAGCAGTATAGGCAGACCATCAAGGGCGTGTTCGAGTCTGGGGCTACTATATGGACTAACCCGGATGATATCGGCGTGACCGATTGGGCGGATAACGACCCATTGCCGGGTATCTCATTCCAGTGATATGCTGGTGATATGAGTAGGTCTAAGAGGAATCGGGTCGGGGGCGCGTTGCATCCGCGTGGCAACTACGCCAAGGCACGCGCCGCCAGCCTTGATGCAATGTACTATCATTTGCTGACTGAACTGGCGTTGAACCGGTTCAGCTGGCGCGGATTGCCTCCCACCGTGGATGAACGGTGGTTGGAAATGTGTCTGTGCGAATACGGGTGCGCGCTGTTTTTCGAGGACAAGCGCATCGGCCGGTTCCTCGTAACGCAGGCCGGATATCAAGGCCGGTTGAACGTATACAATAACCCCACCTCATTCGAGCCGGTGGGCGTCAACTACCATTACAAGCAACTCAAGGCGGGCCGCGAGTGCATCCCCATTTGGGATAATCGTATGCGCATGAGCTTCAAGGACATCCTATGGCAGTACGCGCGACGTCTTGCCGACATTGACAAGGCGTATGACGTGAACTTGGAGAGTCTGAAACTACCCACCATCATCACCGCCGACCCACGTACCAAGCTCACCGTGCAAAACATGTTGCAACAGCGACAGGACGGGCAGGATTATATCATCGGATATGATTCCCTCGACCCCGGTAGCATGTTCCAGCCGTGGCCCAACACCACCCCGTACCTGTTGGACAAGTTCGTCCAGCAGAAAACCCAAGTGACCAACGAGGTGTTGGGCTACTTGGGTATCCAGTCCAGTGGCACCGAAAAAAAGGAACGGCTCATCTCGGACGAGGTGGCGCAAGCCAACGAAAAGGTGGACGTGTTCCGGTTGAGTTTTCTCAAGGCTCGTCAGGCGGCGGCGACTGAAATCAACCGCCTATGGCCACAGCTGGACGTCTGGGTTGAGTATGCGGACGCGCAAAGCTCCGGCGTACCCAACGCGCTGGATTCCAGCGCAAGCGGCACGACGGATATTGATATGCCCGCCTCGTATGACGCGGGTATCGGAGGTGTATTATAGTGGCACAGGATTTTAGCGCCTACGCAATGACAACGCCGGGAGAGTATACCGAAACCCTCGGCAATCTCATTAACATGGGCTACGACACGGACGCCAAACTGCATCTGAGCGCCGACTATTATCCGATTTACGACGAGGACCACCGTGCCGAATTGAATGAGAAAATCATCCGCCATTACGCACTTCGGGAGATAGGTCAGGAAACCGCGCAGATGTTCGTCTTCTATCTGGGGATGACGATGGCGGAAATCATGCCGTATTTCAACGAGCGCTACCGGACGCTGGCATTGAAATACGACCCGCTGAACACCGTGGAAATGACCAGTGAAAACACATCCAACACGGTAGCCCAGTCCAGCGGCAAAACCAGCGCGTCTCAGGATAGTTCGACCAAAAGCACATCGGACGGCACTAGTTCAAGTAGCACCAAGTCCCAGTCATATGATTCTGAGGTTCCGGCAACAGGCGTACAAGGCGACTTCGCCCGGTATGCGACTCACGCCAATCAGGCGCAAGCGGATACGGACGGCAGTAGCCATAGCACGCAAGGCACCACGTCGCAATCGCATAGCACATCAAGCACGGAATGGCAACATGACGCGACAGACGGCAGGAGTTCATCCCACACGTCGGGCCGGTCTCAGTCCGCCATGAGCCTGATACAGGAGTACCGACAGGCCATCATCAACGTGGATATGGAAGTCGTGCGGAGTCTCGAACCGTGCTTCATGCAGGTGTGGGGCTCGTATGATACTATTTTAAGTAACTGCCATAACTATGGAGAATGGGAGTAATCATGTCCGTCAACGCCCTTGCGCCACGCGCCTATCCACCGGCGCGTATCCCCACGTCGGTTCCTTTCACCTATCGTGACGGGCTGACCACACTCCAATTGATCGAGTGCATCCGATGCAACCTCGACGGCTTGCAGTCTGATTTTAATACGCTGGTCGAGCAGGTGAACCAGTCGATTACGGATAATAACACCGCCGTCCAACAAATCGCCGATAACCTCGTCAACCAAATGGGCCTCCTACGTGAGGAACTCATCCGACTCATCGAACAATCGCAGACCACCGGGCTCGCATGGTCTCCAGCATACGGCAAGCAGGACGCCTTGCAAACCGTGCTTGACGGCATGTACGACAATACACGCAATCACGCCCTATTCTGGAGTGATTACGATAATATGGCATTGAAAGCGTCCATATATGACGCGCTCGGGTTGACGGCCCGCGAATATGACTTACGTGCCACCGCCGTGGACAATTGCGTCCCCGGAGATTTTCCGGGACGTTCGCAATTCCCCTACGGTAAGAGCATTCCCGAGGGCGAACCGGCTGACATTTACCTGACCGAGGGTGACGCGGACGCCAAGTACGTCCAGCGCAACCCGACAGTAGCCAATTTTGAGACCACGGGGGAGCGAGCATGACCGCCACCAATCACACCGAACACTACGAGTTAAGCCAGTATACGGATAACGACCATCCCACATATACCGGTGATTACAATGGGGACATGGCCAAAATCGATGCGGCAATCTACGAAGCATCCCAGTCGGGCGGTTTGACCGCCGTAGCCCATACGGATGACCTTACCGGCGACGGGAGCACCGGCAATCCGCTGGGCGTGGCGGATACGATAGCCCGCACGGAGGATGTCCCCAGTCTGGACGGGTATGCGACCACGGAGAGTGTCACGCAGGCCATTGCCTCGGCGATAGCCGACCGGCTGACCGCAGGCGACATTAAGGCGGGGAGTGGTATCAATATCAGCACGTCAGGCAATACCGTCACTATCAGCTATGAGGGCGGCGGCAGTACGGGCGGGTTGATGTCGGTTGCACATGACAACACGCTTACCGGTGACGGCACGACGGATGCGCCACTGGGAGTGACCGTCATGGAAACAGCAGAAAAGGAAGGCTATGCGGCGTGGTTGGTAAAAACCGCATCCGGTTTATGTGTTGGAATCATGCCGCAATCAGGGCTTGGATTCCAATCAGGCGGAGGGTTCAGCAGACTGATTCGCGTCCAAACGGACGGCACCACGATAAGTCCGGGCACTAAAGGACGCTTGGCGGCAGTCGGGTTGCCTGAATCAGTGTGGAGACAGATCGACAAACGCATAGAATCCAAATTAACCGCCGCAAGACGCTGAGCACCCTCGGCCTGACCGCCAAGGAATATGACATGCAATATTCGGACGGGTATAATATTGTACGTGTCGGGACGCCGACACGTTCCACAGAAACGGAGGACTCCTCGCATGAGTAGCATCAACAAAACCCCACACTATAATCTAAGCCAGTTCGGTGACAGCCCGGATGATAAGCCGTCATGGCGCGGCGACTATACTGCGGATATGAGTAAAATCGATTCGCAGATGTACCGCAATGAAACGGACGCGACAACAGCGACGTCCATTGCGAACACCGCCAAAAAGACCGCTGACGATGCGCTGGCATTGGCGAAAACCAATAAAGCGAACATTGGCGAACAGGAATCGTATTTCAACGCGCTCGGCGTCACATCCGTGCAGACCGCGCAATCATTGGTGTCCACTATTAACGGCAAAGCGGAAAACACCTCTGTTACCGCACTGCAGGGCACTGTTACCGCACTACAGGGCAGGGTGTCCGGGTTGTCCGATACCACCGCATTGGTTAATGCCAATAAGACCAATATCACGGACATCACCGCGAATTTAAACGCGCTTCATGCCAATTCCATTAGCGACGCGACGCTATTGTATAATACCGTGCAGGACAACTCACATATTCTCAGAGTCAATCAGCCGTTTATGTCGCGCGGTTCAAACATTATCGTGACTTTTGGAGACTCATACGCCGCCAACCAGAACACGCGAAGCTGGGCGTATATGCTCGCTCAAAAGCTGGGATGGACTCTACATAATTACGCGGTAAGCGGGGCCGGGTATGTCGCTCCAAACACCACGTATATGAGCGAGTTCCTCAAGGCCAAAGAAGATGTATCTTATAATCATGACGATGTATCATTGGTGATTATCGGAGGGTCTCGCAACAGCAACGACGGATATACGAGCACACTCAAGACAGCCGCACAGGAACTGTTTCGGGCCGTAAACAGCGAATACCATAATGCGCGAATTATCGCGATACCGTTGCTATGGGATAAAAAACCGGAGTCGGGATATTGGCGTTATAACGCCGCAAGCATTGATGAGGCGGCAACCCTAACCGGCGTGGAATCCATACCGTGGGCATGGACATGGAATCTCGGGCGCGAAAACGCATTCGATGGCGAGGATATCCACCCCAACGAACTGGGTACCAACGTCATCGTAAACTATATCATGCGATACATGCTCGGCACATATAACGGCCGACATGAAGTGTTCGTGTGGCGACCTCAACAGAACCCCGCCGAGTTCGTGCTTACCGTGGATGCAAGCGCGGGAACCATTACATACGGTCTTAACGTGGCGTCCGACGTCACTCCGGCGAACTACACGAACGTGAGCGGACTGCCAATGTGGGCGTGGAATGCGTCGGATGGGACAAATCAGGGACAGGCATGGGTGGCGGCCATTACCAACGGCGCAAACTGCACGACACTGTTCCACATTGACACCAATGGCCATTTTGGATGGCAGGGGTTCACAACCAAACCCAATGAAACCCCTAACGGACTTGCCGGAGCGCAACTTACTAAAGCGTGGTGACGCGATTGTTATTAACGATACCCCACGGCCAGTGCCGTGGGGTATACTGTTATGCATGGCAGTTGACTTTAGGACATGGGTGAAACAGACCGAGAACCACTTTTGGGACATGGACGGCAGTTGGGGGGCGCAATGCTGGGACTTGTGGGCCAAGTACTGCATGGACGAGTACGGGTGTAGTGTCCAGGATTGCATCACCCCTACCGGTTGGGCCGGTGGATTATACACGCATCATCCCGTAAGCGCAAGAGTCGGGGAGATTTTCGAGAAAAAAGACAACACATGGAACCCTATGCCCGGCGACGTTGCCATATGGCAAGCCTGCTATCCCAATTATCCGTCAACACACGTGGCCATTGTCGTTAATGGAATACAGGGCGATTTTATCGACGTGATTACGCAAAACCCCGAGCCGAGCGTGCATAAACTACTCCCATTGCAAAAAGCGTATATCGGATATTTGCATCCGCGCAAAAAGCCGGACGGCGGCGACAATGCCAGCGGATCGAACCCTACCGGCTCGAACAACTCGGGTAGCACATCCAGCAGTGACGCATGGATACAACAACAGGGCGACAATCTTATCTACCATTACCGCGACAACGCCAGTGGCGCGGGCACCATGATCTTCTACAAAGCCTCGGCCCAAACATGGAAGGCCAAGGGCAGTGCTAAAGCGCCCAGTGACTCGGGCGGCCAAGCCACGCCATCTACAGGCAACGGCAAAAGCAGTTACGCACTCTACTGTATCGGCACGGTGGAAAGCTCATTACAATGGGACGCGGTGGAATTAGCCAACATGCAAGGCATCGGGATTGCACAATGGTCGTTTAACCGGCGGTTGGACGTTTTGACCGCAATGAAAACCGCCGACCCGACAGGCTATGCGACGTTTGCCAAAACATGCCCAGAGATAGCGGCACTCATGGACAATGGCGGGGCGTTTGCACGCCCGCTGACGTCTGCGGAATCGTCGGCGTTCAAAACATGGGCGCGACGTCCCGAGTCACATCAGGGGCAACGCAACCAGTTCGAGGCGGACTATAACAGCTACCCCCGTGTGTACGATGATATCAAAATGCAAATACTATGGGTGTCGGCATATCATCAAGGCCCGGCATACGCAGAAGCGTTGCCGAAAGCAACCACATTGGGCGGTTTATTGGATAACCTGCTTAATGACGGTGTTTTCGGGCAATACCCGAGCCGGTATCGGACTGTGTATAATCTGCTGGTTGTCTGGGATGGCGCTAGTGTGCCGCCGAACTTCTAAAAGTCCGTATGTCATGCCATAATGATATATATGGAGAAATTGTTAGCCGAGGGCGATTATTACGATTATGGGCGCGTGTTATCCTATCACGCGCCTTGGATGTTCGTCATCGGCGCGCGCGGTCTCGGCAAAACCTACGGTGCCAAAAAACTGGTCATCGGTGACTGGATTAAAAAACGATGGCAATTCATCTATCTCCGCCGGACGGCGGAGGAACAGAAAAACAAGGGCACATGGTTCGCTGACATAGCGGAGCAATATCCGGAGCTGGAGTTTCGCATATCCGGCAATCAGGCGGAATGTCATTGGCTGGATGATAGGGACGCCACCACGGACAAGCACGGCAAGACACGCCCCACATGGCATATCATGGGGCACTTCATTGCCCTGAGTCAGGCCGGACAAGTGAAATCGGTAGCCTACCCCAAGGTACGCACCATTGTTTTCGATGAAATCTTCCCCGATAACATGCGGTATTTGGGCGGCGAAGTGACCTCGCTTGAGGAATTCTACAATACCGTTGACCGGTGGAATGACAGGGTTCGCGTTATCATGTGCAGTAACGCGGTAACGTTGGCTAACCCGTATTTTTCGGCATTCAACATCAACCTAAAGCCACAGTTGGATAATCACACGCAATACCAACGGTATTGCGACGGGTTCATCATGGTAGAATTGGCCGATTATGGCGGGTTCAGTGCCAAGGTGGCCGCATCCAAGTTCGGCACGTTCCTACGCAAATACGATGAAAATTACGCGAATTATGCAATCGACAATGATTTCAGGGATAACGCCAATACCCTTATCAGTGATTTCAGCAACGCCGGTTATGTGTTCACACTGAGAACTACCGAATACGGTGTTTTCAACGTATACCAACAATTGAGTAATGCCGATGAGGTATTATATATCATCTCCAAAAAACAGCCGAAAATCACCCGTGATTTTACGTTTGATTATCGACTGGTAGATAATGATTGCATCATGCTCAAACGTTCCGACGATATGACGCAAAAAATATTGAACGCCTATCGCGTCGGGCGACTGCGTTTTGAAACGCCGCAAATCAAGGCGGAGTTCAGTATGATTCTTGGCGGCTTGTTACAGCAATCAGGTGTAAGGAAGTGAGGAAAAACATCATGCCAACCCATGAATTAATCATTATCGGCATTGTATTCTTATTGGTGCTGATTGATTACATCACCGGAGTGGTTAACGCAATCATGCAAGGTAAACTGTCTAGTGAGAGAATGAGGGAGGGACTTGGGCACAAGTTCACATATCTGGCAGTGATTTGCGTTGCGTTGATTGTAGAATACGGTTCGGATTACATTAATCTTGGAATCGAACTACCCGTGTTCATCCCCGTATGTGCAGGTATCTGTCTGACTGAGATTACCTCAATCATCGAGAACTGTGTGAAAATCAACCCCGAACTATCCAGCTCGAATATTCTCAATATTTTCAACATCAACAAAAAGGAAAACAACGGTAAGGAAGATTAGGCAATGGATGGCATCACATGGATAGGTTCACCCAACCACTACAATGGTCGAGACGGATACCACGTAGACCACATCACTCTACACATCATGGTGGGCTATCTGACCAGCGCAGACAACTTTTTCCAATCACCCGCAAGCTCGGCGTCAGCCCACTACGGGATAGGCGGAGACGGCACCATACACCAATACGTGGACGAAAGTAACGGCTCATGGTCTGACGCCAACTACGCCAGCAACAACAGCACCATCAGCATCGAACATGAAGGCGGAATGGAGGGAATCCCCTGCACACAAGCCTGCATGGACGCATCGGCCGCACTCTGCGCCGACATAGCCCGACGATACGGATGGAAACACCTATGGCACGACGGAATCAACGGAAACGTCTGGCTACACCGCGAAGTCCCTGGAACCGACCACGCCGGATGTCCCGACCTAGCACCCAACGGACTTGACGTAAACTACGTCATCAACAAAGCAAACCAACTACTCACACAAGGAGAAGACATGCCAGTAAAAACAGACCCTATCAACTGGTACGGCCAAGACGTCACCGTTGAATACGCATTACAAGACCTGACCCACCGAATCGACGCCCTCGCCGCACGCCTCGGCCCCATCTCGGAACAATACCCGTTCGACTACCTGCCCGCAATCCTAAACAACACCGAGTCAACCTATCTCGCCGTCAACGGCCTCAAACCCGACAACGGGAAAGGAATGACCGACGAACAGGTAAGCAAGCTAGCCGACAGCCTCAAAACCAACCTCGGCCAGCAAGTAGCCGCAGAACTCGCCAAACGACTCAACGACTAACACACACAAGAAAGCCCCCTAGGCATACAACCTAGGGGGCTTCCCTATATCCCATTAACCACTTTAATCACACCCAACGTTCCCCATAAGTCCTATAATACTCCTTAAAATCAAAATTACGAAAATACTCAAAACCATCATTCAAATCAACAAAGTCCCTCATCGAAGTCCAACGGCCACACATCCCGTCATACATTTGAAATTGATAATCAACCCCACAGTAATCACAAACCGCCTCAAGCCACCGAAAACGACGGTCTAACCCCGTGTACATGTCAACAACAGTAAAATAATGCCATTCCATCTCAACCACCTTCACTTTTCAATAGGAGCATTCCACCTAGCACAAAGAACCGTAGAAGAAACAATGCGCGTGCGAATCCCAACAGGCCAATCAGCAAAACGACGAGAAATCTCATAATCATGAGCCGCAAGCCAACAAACCATCAACTCAGCGGCCTCACTACAATCCCAATAACGCGGGTCAAGACCACAATCCTTAAGATAATTCTCAAACATCTGCCGACACAATTTCTTAAAATACATTTTCCATCCTTTCCTGTATCCTTGGCTGATAACTACATAATACCACACCACAAAACACGACACACCGAACAACACAAAAAAACAGCAAAAACCACACACCAAAAACATGAGACAAAACAGCAAGCAAAATTGACA